AAACCAAACTATGATCCTAATGATGCTGACCTTGAACATATTGCAGAACAAATTAAACAAGGAAATCATCAAGGAGAATTAATACAAGAAAAAGAAAAGGAGGTGCGTAATGGATCATAATGATCTAAAGGCAAGTGAGTTTAATAAAATAGTTGGTCAAAGAATTTTAAAGCAAAGACTAAACAAAAAATTAACTCAAACAAAACTTGCTAAACAACTTTTCGTAACTTTCCAGCAAATCCAAAAGTACGAAAAGGGAGTAAATGGTGTGAGTGGTTTTAGACTTAAACAACTTTCACTAGCATTAGAGGTTCCTGTTAATTACTTTTTTGATTATCCAATAACAGTAATTGATGGAAAGCTGTGTTCTTCTAATGTTCCTGTAGATAATAACCAAAATGTGTCTAAAAGAGAACCACAAGATAAACAATTAGACACCAATAAAGAGAGGTCTGAATGAAAATATTGAAATCTATTTTTGAAGGATTGGTTTTTCTAGCTTGTATTGCTATGATTTATTTCTTCACAATATTTTTATGTGCACTTTCAGATAAGTGTTACTACTACTATTTTCCTGGAGCAATTTAATGCCTGTAAATAAAGTTTATACATCATTAAAAAATTATGAATTAGGATCTAGTAAGATAGTAAATTTAATCAGAGGTGTTGAAGGTTATACAAGTTTCCAAACTCCCAATGAAGTTTTGGAAAGAGCCATCAAAGAGCTCAAAGGAGAGGAGGTTACTGATGACATAAGTAACTTACCCAAAGTTAAGGCTGGTACATATTTAGAACCAGCTATACTTAATCTTTTCTCCCACGACTTAAAAGAAATCTGTGATGAACAACAAGCTACATTTAAAATTGATGTTCCGGATCAAGGATATTTTTTTAAAGTTAAGGGAGGAAAGATCGGCAGTTCATTAGATGCTAAAATAAAATTTAGCAAAACAATAAGTTTATTGGATCACAATAATGTGGAACATAAACTATCCGGAGTAGGTAATATTGAAATTAAAAATTTCTCCGGTGCTGCTACAGATCCTGTGCCCTTATACCAGGAGTTTCAACAACAATCACAGTTGCTGACAACTGCAAGTAATTTTTCCCTTTTAGTTAGATTGGTTAAGGGCTGGGATCTACAATGGTTTGTATTTTTTCCAGATAAAAAGATACAACAGCTATTAATAGATGCTGCAACAGATTTTTGGTTTAGGGTTGATGGCATTATGAATGGTAAAGACTATTGGTATCCTCCAGAGAATACTAAAGAGGCATCTAAATTAATTAAAGGTAATGGAGTGTTGAATGCTTTTAGTATGGATGGTAACAATGAGCTCCAGAAATTAGTGGATGATTATCATTCTGCTAATGTTGCAATTAAAGCCTCTCAAGAAATTAAAGATCTCTCATCAAAAAGAATGAAAGAAATAATGGGAGAACACGAGGTTGTTAAATGTAATGATGTGGAAATTAGACATACCACAATGGAGAAAGCAAGAACTAAAGTAATAAAACTTGATGGGCCTCCACTTAAATACAGGAGGTTCCAGGTAAAGCATAGTGTCCAAAGATGATAGAAAACATTTTCAAATTAATGCTTACTTACTTGCCAGGCAAGAGAGTGCTAAACGCATTCGACTACGAATATTGGAAAAGTTTGGTGTCGATGTTGGAGTTGAATTTGTTGAAGAACTCATTGAGCTTATGGCCCTGGCTGCAATCGAGGGCCTTAAAATACAAAACCAAATATTCACTTTTCACATTAATAAAATAGGAGATAACGATGACGAACCCCCAGAAGATCCAGACGAAACAAAACATTAGACAGAAGATACATACAGTTATGAAGAATGCTGGTTATATTAAAAAGAAAAAATCTAATATGCCTTATAAATCAGTAACACATAATGATGTAACTGATGCTATTAGAAACCAATTTAATAAGGTTGGATTAATAATTATTCCATCAGTTAAAAGTAGTAATAGAGATGGTAATATTCATAGTGTTACTATGAGTGTTAAAATTATTGATGTTGATAGTGGAGAAAGTTTAGAGGTAGGAGATTATCCTGGTACAGGAATTGATAATCAAGATAAAGGTTTTGGTAAAGCTGTATCTTATGCTTTTAAATATATTCTACAAAAATTATTCCTTCTTGAGATAGGAGATGATGAAGAGGTTGATAGGAACCAGGTACAGGCAATCGATAAAGCTGCTAAAATTAAAGCAGAGAGTGATAAGATATGGATACAATATCAGAATAATTATATTAGCTCTATTGAAGGAATAATTAATAATGAGAATAAAGATTATGAGGAGAAGAAAAAAGAACTTAATGATTATGTTGAAATTGAGGCTCCTAAAAAATCTCAATTAGCCAAAGAGTTACCTGGACTTCACGAACAATTAGATGAAAGAATATCAAGAGAGAAAAAAAGATTTAAAGAAATGGAGGTTAAAGATGGCAAATCTAATGGTAACTAAAAAACAATTAAGGTTATTTGATTACATTAAATCTTATCATAAGAAGGAGAGAATACCTCCTACTGTTAGAGAGATAGCAAAGCATATGGGCTGTGTTCATAGCAATGTGCATCGAATGCTCCGGTTATTAGAGAGAGATCATTTAATTAAAATACATCCAGCTAAACCTAGAGGTATTGAAATTTTAAATGGGAGTGGAAAATGATTGGTGGTCAAATTGCTCAAAAAATTTTAGTGGAATTAACTAGGATTAATAATAATTTGGAAAAGATTTTAGCTTTACAATACACTACTAATAGATTTACTGATGCTATTGTAAATAAATTAAAAGCTGATACTACTTTTATTAAGACTACAAAGGAGAAAGAACTTGAACCTATACAAGAGTAGATTTGGGAAAGACTTTGTTAAAGAGTTGATTAACGCATACGATGGAGAGAATGATGTGGTTGTTATTACTATGCCTTCTGATGAACCTAATGGAAAACCACACCAGAAATTCTATTCTGCCAATGATCCAGAATTATTAAACCTGGAACACTCACCTCATTTTCCTAGTGGAGTAATAGTAAAACCTTATGAAGAATATTGGCTAGATAGACATAGAGATAAAGCAGAAAAAGTAATACTAAAAAATCCCAAGGAAAATACAGATGGGAATTAAACACGATCCAACTACAGGCTTACCTTCAAATGACAATTCAAGTTATGAAGAGTTGTTACAAATGTGGAGAGAAGAAAAACAAAAAAGAAAAACTGCTGAAGATACTGTTAATAGATTAGTTGAAGAGAATAATAACTATGAAACAATTAGTAAATCTCATAAAGAAATAAATGGAAAGTTACAGACAAGAGTAAGTGAATTAGAAGAAGATAATAAAAAACTATCAAAACAAATAGAAGATAAAGATAAACATATAAAACAATTAGTAGATGTAATGTGAAACATTTATGTGCAACTCTTCTACTATTATGTAGTGGTTTAAATCCTCAATTAGATGGAAGAGATTTATTTATAGAGCAAATAACAAATTGTGCATTACAATATAATGCAACAACTATTTCTTCAGAGAGAGTACCAATTCATTTAGTAGTAGCTGTTGCAGCCCACGAAAGTGCTTGGGGTAAAAGTAGATTTGCTCTTGAAGGTAATAATTATTTTGGAATTAAAACTCTATCCCAAGATCCAGATAAATATATGGTTCCTAAAAATAATAAGAAGGTTAAGCTACAGAAGTATGAAACTATGTGTAGCTCTGTTGATGGTTTTATGGAGCTGGTTACTATCTCTCCCAGGTATAAAGAATTTCAAGAGGAACTAGAAAAACAATGGCTAGTTGATAAGGTTGAATACAGTAAGCTACTGTCCTCGATGTTCAGATTTTCAACTGATAAGGAATGGAAGGTAAAAGTCCTGGATATTATAGGCCAAATAAAGAAATAGTGTTTAAAGCTATTTTAAGAGCCATACAGAGCCTTCTTTATTATTAGGATAAAACCCCTAGGATGACCTCTTCTTCATCAATTTAAGGGCACTTCTGATTGATCTCTGGCTATCTATATTAAAGACTTCCATCGGATATACATTCCTATCTCCATATCCTATATCTTCATCGCTTTGGTATGAGGCAAAGGTTCTAACATACTCTACTCCATCACTTTCAAACATATCATACAAGTAACAATCTGTAATAATTCGTGCACACTTCATCCTCTCGAACTCGTGATCAGTACCAAGAGAACTATCCCCAACAATATCATACCAGACTAGCTTGAGTTTTGCGTGGGCCTTATTATTAATAGTTATAAATCTCATTCCTTAACAGGATCCTTTTCTTTAGGAGGTTCTTTCTCTTTCTTGAGCTGCTCTATTTCTTCATTAGCTTTATCTAAATCTTCTGTTGCATTCTCAAGTTTTTGTGTTGTTCTTTTTAAGGCACTCTCTTTTTCTTTAACACTTGATTGCAGCTCTGCCTTCTCATCTTTAAGAACTCTTACCTGGTCTTTCAATTCGTGTACTACTTCTTTCCAATCTGCTTTAGTTGTCATCTCCCTTGCCCTCTATATTTTTTTTTAGCCATTCTCTTCTCTGACTTATTCATATTTTTTTTATGTCTGCCAATTTTTTTCTTTGTGGATTTGACATAGGTATTTACTCCCCACTTTGGTGCTTTACCCATTAGTATAGTTTGCCATCCCAATTACCTTTATGATCCATAACCATTGGGAGTAGCTTGGGTTGTCCATCTATTATAATACCAACTCCACAAATAAATCTTAATCTAAATGTGCGTGAATAATTAAAAGCCATATGAGATTGTGAGGCCAGGCAGCCTACTTGCATAGACCAGATTAAACTATCCGGATTAGAAAAATATTGTATGTTGAACTTACTATGGAAATGGCCCTGGGTTACACACTTGCCATATTGCATTGCAAGTTTCAATCCATCTGCTGAAATTCCGTGAGTGAAAAAACATTCTTGTCCATTGCTCATCTTTAAGTTTAAATCTTCTACCCACTTCCATCCTTTTCCAACACCCAGGAACTCATTGTAATCTTTTAAATAAGCTCTTGGCATTCCGTGTCTTAAAGCTCTTCTATAAATTAATGATGAATGATTAGAATGTACGAGTGTCATTTGTGGGAACATCTTTTCTAATTCTCTTATGTACTCCTTGGCTTTATCCAATTCCATACCGGCTGATAAAAGATCTGGATCCGTATCGTGAAATGATAATGCGTGAGCATCAAGCTCATCTCCTATATTAACTACATAATCTATTGAATATTTTTTTTTGATTGCTCGTAAGAAATTAAAGGCATCCTTCTTATGATAAGGTAAATGTAAATCACTTATAACTAATATACACTTATAATTTTTAGCCATAAAATTCATCTCTGATCCATTGCTTTACATCAAAGCCTGGACAGTTGGGTTTCTTGGGCTCTGCATCAGAATGACCAATCACTTCTACATCTGGATACATTGTTTTAATTGTTTGTATCAGACTATGAAGAGTTAGATATTGATCTTCTGTAATGTTGTTTCCCCTCCCAACAAGACAAATTCCTAAACTCTTTCCATTCATTCCAAGAGCTGCACAATGAGCACCTTGCATTTTGGTATCTCTACCATTTTCTAAAATTCCATCTCTTCTAATTACATAGTGATAGCCTATGTCATCCCATCCATTATCTTCTGTATGCCACTTTCTAATTTCAGCAGCACCTATGTCCATCTCTGCTGGTGTATCAGCACAATGAACAACACAATGTGTAGTAACTTTTCTCTCGATCATATACAACTCACTATATCTATCTTGTATATCATAATATCAAATACCACAATACCTAGTTATTATTCTAATATTAAAGAGGTTATTTTTTTCTCCCCCATATAGATCTCTATATTAGCCTTTGATTTAATACATTTAAAAATAACTCTATCCTCTGGTCGTTTATCCCTCATCGCAATTCTTTTTCCTTTAAGGCAAGTGCTTAAATTTGGCTGTATTCGATGTTCCTTTATTTCGTGATCCACTATCATTAAAAGTGCTATTACTGTTTCTATCATTCGTAACCTTTTTTGCCATTAGCTCTAACTTTATCTTTTAATTTTTCAATATCATTCAGAGCTTTCTCTAATTGTTTTGTTAAAAATTCGATGTTCACTTTATTGTGCATTCCACTTTCTAATTGTTCATCGTGTTTTTCTAATTGACCAGCCATATGTTCTATTAACATAAACTGTTCGCTGTCTGCTGGTAACGAACCTAACTCTCCTCTTGGCCATTTAATTCTAAACTCTGTATTCTTTTCAACATCAACTATCATTAGCTTACCATTCGTTTCAATATTATTTAATCTTTCAATGATACCAAAGTAGGCCCATAGTCCAGCACAAGCTCCAGCTATTAGAGCTATGATTGTTTTAATATCTGTAGAGATAGATGTCTTTTGTGTAATAGGTTTCATTAATTAGTGGGCCCTCCACAATAGGCCAGGATGCACATAGCAATTATTAGCCAAGCTGTAAAATGATAATTCATATTCCCTCATAAATTAATTATAACTATACCCACTTGGAGTATCACCTTTTTCTAAAATTTTAAATAGATTTTTATGCTGCTGCATAATCTCCTCATCTTTATCCATCATAGTAGCCATCTTATCCTGTAGTTTTTCTACTTGTCTTTCTAATTTCTGAACCTTATCTACTTGCACAGCCTGGTTAGTTGATAAAGAAAATGTTTGTGTTAATACCCATCCACTTACAGCTAACATCACACCAATTAAAAGAGTTATAATTTTATCCATCATATCACTTACACTTTTCTTTTCCCCATTTCCAAGTTTGGGTTATTGATTTTTTTTCCTGTGTTTTATTTTTGTTATCATTATCTGCATCAACATCTGTTGTTCCATAAGTAATAGAAGTTTTATCTGGACACATACTTGAACTACATCCAACTAAAAATAGGAATGTTAAAAATAATATGCTCTTCACTTCAGCCATCCTTTTTCTTCTTCTTTATTTTTTTCATTTGTTTTTTAATAAAGTTAGTGTTGCGTTTTATTTGTTCAGATAAAACAACTTGGCCCTGTTGCAACTTAATAATATCACCAGACATATTGTAAGTAGTTTTTAAATTCCAAGACATCAAGCCAATTAAAACACTAGCGAGTATTCCTATTATAATTTTACTGTCCATTACTTTCCTTCATAAGTTAAATCCTCTGCTTTAGTAGTAGAGCAATTACAATGATCACAAGTACAGGGATCCCCATCCCAATGATGATTATGAAAATCTCCATCGCAATGACACTCACACCCACAACTTCCACATTCTTTTTTTTCAGCCATATTATTTTTTATTGTTAATCTTTTTTAGTTTATCAAATGATCTTGCTCCTGTCATTCCAAGTAATGCAAATAAAACTGTCATTAATGTAGAGCTGTCAAGAGTAGGCAGATCTATTGTTGTACCTCTCAAAGCACAGATCCAATTAGTAATAGGTATTACTAGGAACTGAAACATAAAAGCAAAGACACATACCCAGGCAAGAGTAGGCCTCCACAATCTTTGTATCCAGGATAGTGGGCCTGTTGCTTGAGCATCTGCTCTATTTATTTTAGCTTGTTCTTTATCTACATCTACTAATGCTTTTAATAATTCTTTTTCAAGATTAGCTTTCTGCTCTGTTATCTTGTTTTTATCTGGAACAAGATCAATAGCTTTATTTAATAATGGTAACAGTTTTGTTATTCCGGCAATCATACTTTATGTCCTTTTAATGTTATTGGCTCATAAGGATAACAAGAAAATTTAACTGAACCATTCTTATCCTGGAGCTCTGGTTTTAATATATCTACTATTATGTGGCTCTCTGTAATACACTCGTCTGCACTTGTATAAGGCTGTTCATTAATAATAAATTTACATTGAACTGAAGTTGGATCAGCAAGATCTGATAATAAACATAATGTACCTACGAGTAGAAATTTCATAGGCTCTATAATAATTTATATGGATGATCTTATGTAGATGAACACTACTAGACCATTTGGATTTTTAGTAATTAATACCGATTGCGTGAAGTTGAGTTTCTTTAGAACCACTAGCTTGATTAGCCCATACAGCTTTATATCTAATATCTGTTCCAGCAGTACAAGTAGTTTCTCCAAGTCTAACTTGTTTAACACCTGTAGAATATACAGGAGTTATTGCATTATAACTTGATGCCTCTGTCCAATTAGTTCCCCCATTACAAGTGAAATATATTTTCAGATCAGTTCCTAGAGTTGCTGTTCCTGATGCATCTTTATACATCATTGTACCGGAAACTTTTGTCTTACTTGAACCAACTGTATTAGCTGACATTATTCCTGTTCCTGTAGCATTAAAAGTTGAACCAGCTTTTGCTGTTGGTACACTAAAATTTACTGTTGCCATAATATTACAAGACTATAGTGTCTGCCTCCTCTTCGGTCAATGGTTCTCCATTTATAAGTTTTGCTTTAGCACTAGCTTTATTATCTATTTTTGCTTGTTCTTCATTATCTAATTCTGTTTGGCACTCAATAACTTTTGCGTCTAAAACATCTTTAGCAATAGGTGTTGTATCTTCTAACCATTGAATATTATCGTAGTTAGTTATATCTCCATCAATCATTATTCTTGCGTCAGGATTAATTGAATTAATTGCAG